GTGCTCGGCGAGATCGTCGCGTCGGGGCTCGGTGCCGGCCGGTTCATCTCCGAACGCCTCAAGCCCTACCTGAAGCGCCAGTTTCCCGAGCTGCGACCGGACGGCTTCACGATCGCGCCCGACCCTGCCGCGAACAACCGATCGGCGAACGACGAGAGCACCATCCTGGCGACGATGAAGCGCCACTTTCCCTGCTCGATCGAGACCAACAACCGGCTGCCGCTGCGCCTCGAAGCGATCGACCACTTCGCCACTGGCCTGGCCTTCGGCATGCCCAAGCTGGTCATCGACGACCGCGCCTGCCCGCAGCTGGTGCGTGCGTTGAAGGGCGGCTGGCGGTACAAGCTCGACGCCAAGGAACAGATCAAGGGCGGTGGTAACGCCATGCCCGAGAAGAACGCACACTCACACGTTGGTGATGGTTTCGGCTACCTGTGCCGCTACTTCCACCGAGGGACTTTGAAGGCGGAGCGGAACGGTGGTAGTGGAGGGCGAGGGTTCGTCCCGCCCCGCACGTTCGGCGGTGGCTACCACTTCCGCTAGGGGGATAGAATGGCGACTGAAGTTCGGCAGCTCGGCAACACCGCGAACGGCTCTGCGCCGACGGTTGCCACGATCTACGCACCCGGCGAGGCCGACGACTTCAACGCGAAGGTCGAGGGTCCCGCTCCGGTCAAGCAGCTCAACTCGCAAGCGCTGCGCCAGCTCGCGGCCAAGTACAAGGGGCTGTTCGACCGCTACGCGAGCGACCGCCAGCAGGCCGAGCAGAAGTGGCTCAAGAACCTGCGCCAGTACCTGGGCGTCTACGACCCCGAGATCGAGCGCGAGCTGCCCCTCAACCGCAGCCGCGCCTACCCGCGCGTGACGCGCATGAAGTGCATCGCGATGCTGTCGCGCATCATGAACCTGATGTTCCCCGGCAACGAGGACAGCTGGGAGCTGACCGCCAGCCCGAGCCCGGAGATGAGCCCCGAGATGGTGGCCCAGGCCGTCCAGGACCTGATGACGCAGCTCTCGACGCCGGGCGAGCCTGACCCCCAGACCGGCCAGCCTGGGCCTCCGGTGCCGCCGGAGCTGACGCAGGAGCTGGTGGAGGAGGCGGTGCGGGCGCTGGCCACGAAGCAGGCCAAGCAGATGACCGACGTGATCAAGGACCAGCTCACCGAGCTTGGCGGCGGACAGACGATCGACTGGATCGCGCTCAACCGCGCCGTCCTCGACAGTGGGATCAAGTACGGCATCGGCGTGCTGGAGGGTCCCTATGTCCGGGAAATCCAGCAGTCCGGTTGGGTGCTGCAGGCCGCTGGGCCGGACGGCAAGCCGACCTTCGAGAACGTCGAGCGCACGATCTACAAGCCGCAGTACGATCACCTGCCGGTCTGGGATTTTTACCCTGACATGTCAGCACGCAAGGCGCCCGGCGAAGGCTACTTCGTGCGCAAAGTGCTGGGCCGCGTCGCCATGCGCAAGCTGGCCAACCGCCCCGACTTCTTCGAGCGCCAGATCAAGGAGATGCTGATCCAGCTCCCCGGCGGCAACTACAAGCCCAAGTCGTTCGAGAACGATCTCAAGAGCATGGGTCTGTCGCTCAACGCGCAGAATACGACCAACCAGTCGTCCGGCCGCGACAAGTACGAGGTGATCATCTGGAAGGGCCCGGTCAGCGCCGCGACGCTGATGGAGGCCGGGGTGGACGTGCCCGAGAAGTACCAGGCCGACGACGTCCAGTGCGAGATGTGGATGGTCGACAACTGGATCATCAAGGCCGAGATCAACGCCTGGCGCAAGATGGACATCGATATGATCCAGGCGCACATTTTCCAGTTCGACGAGGACGACACCAGCCCGATCGGCCAGGGCCTGCCCGGCATCGTGCGTGACAGCCAGCTGTCGGTGTGCGCCGCGACGCGCATGACCCTCGACAACGCGTCGGTGACGTGCGGCCCTAACCTGGAGGTGAACACCGCGCTCATGCGCGCGGACCAGGACCTGACCGCCGTCATGCCCTACAAAATCTGGTATCGAGATGACGAGGGCCTCACGGCGCAATTCCCCGCGGTGCGGCGCGTCGAGATCGACGGCCACCTCAACGAGCTGCAGGGCCTGGTCAAGATGTTCCTGGAGTTCGCGGACATGGAAACCTTCATCGGTCCCGCGACCGGAGGCGACAACTCCCGGATGCCGTCCGAGCCGATGCGGACAGCAGCAGGCGCGAGCATGCTGCGGGGCGACGCGGCGCTGCCCTTCAAGGACATTGTCCGCAACTACGACAGCTTCACCCAGACGGTGATCTGGTCGATGGTTCAGTTCAACAAGGTGCTCAACCCTGATTTGGCGCCCGAGGGCGACTACGACGTGATCCCACGCGGTGCCACGTCGCTGATCGCCAAGGAAATCCGGGGGATGCAGCTCGACAGCCTGATGCCGACACTGACGCCGGACGACATGGATCACATCGATCAGCGCAAGCTCACCGAGGCCAAGTTCGCAACTCGCGACATGCAGGGCATGCTCGTGTCGGTGGACGAGGCGCGCCGGAACAAGGAGGCCCGCGTGGCCGAGGCGACGCGCCAGCAGCAGCTGCAGGAGCAGGTGGTTCAGGCGGAAATCCAGGACACCCGGGCCGGTGCGTTCAAGAGCGTCACCCAGGGCCAGAAGAACGCGGCAGCCGCCGACAAGACGCAAGTGGACGCAGCCGCCACGATGGTGGGCCTGTCAGGAGACAACGATGGCAACGACGAAGGATCGTCTGGCGGAGCTGGCCAAGCAGCTTCGGGACGCAGCTAAACAGCAAGACCCGATAGCCAAGGCCGTAGTGGAACTTGTGCGACTATCCATCGCCGAGTTGCAGGAAAGCCTTGTCTCCGCAGAAGCGGACGATATGCTACGTGTGCAAGGTGCGGCTCGCTACCTCACGAAGCTCCACAAGGAGCTGACGGTGATCCCGCCCACACTGAAGCCCGGAGCCTAGCATGACCCTGAAGAACCGACTTCTCCTCACCGGCGCCTTTGGCGGCATGACCGCGAACGAGCGCCGCCTTGGCCGCTTCATTCGCGACGGGGAAGGTCACCCGGCTCCGACACCCACTCCCACCCCGGCACCGGAGCCCAGCGGCAATGCACCCGACCCCTTCAGCGCAGCCTTCGACGAGCACGCGGCCGACCCGGCACCTGGAAACGATGGCGCTGCTCCTGCTGGACCTGCTGGAGCCCCCGCCCCCGAGCCCGCTCCTGCTGCACCGGCTGCTGGAGACCCGCCAGCCGCTGGTGGTGACGGTGGGGCCCCAGCCCCGTCTCCTGCCCCTGCCGCCGATCCAGCTGCGGCGCCGGCGCCGGGTGCTGCAGGTGCTCCTTCGGGTGAGCCGGCAAAGCCTGCACTGACGGCGGAGGAAGTCCTCCAGCAGCTGTCCGAGCGGATGAACCAGCCTGCGCCGGCTCCTGCCGCGCCCGCTGCCGCTCCGGCCGCACAGCCGCAGCCCGAGGCACCGCCGCTCTACACCGCCGAAGAAACGAACCTGATCAGCGAGTACGAGAAGAACTGGCCCGATGTCGCGCGCGCCGAGAGCCTGAAGCGCCGCGCCGAATACCAGGACCTGCTCGGCCACGTGTTCGGCCAGGTGCTGCAGTACACCCAGCCGCTGTTCGACCAGCTGCGGACGGTGGGCAACACCCTCCACACGCAGGAGCTGGGCAAGCTCGTACCGGACTATACGCCCCTCGTGGAGACCGAAGTCCAGGCATGGATTGATACCCAGCCTTCCTACTTGCAAGGTCCATACAAGCAGGTTATGCAAGGCGGGACATCGGAGGAGGTCGCTGACCTCATCGGGCGTTACAGGGATGCTACCGGGAAGGCAGCGCCAGCAGCACCGCAGGGACAGGCTCCGGCCCCAGCACCTGCAGCAGCCGCGCCAGCCGCCCCAGCAGCACCCGCCAAAAGTGAGCTGTCCACGGCTGCCAAACAAGCGGTAGCATCGTTGGCCCCAGTCAGTGGCGAGAGAAGTGTGATCCCGCAGTCGGAGGACAAGTCCGACTTCCCGAGCGCCTTCGATCAGTACGCCGCGCAGATGGCATGATTTCAACAGGCCAACACCGCTAGGGGGCAACTACAATGATCCAGTACGGCGACATCTCTCCCGCAATCGCGGCTTACGCTGTGGTTCGCATGCTGAAGCGCGCGCTGCCGCTGCTGGTGTTCGAGAAGTTCGGGCAGACCTACACCCTGCCGACGAACTCGACCCAGACGGCCAAGTTCCGCCGCTACTTCCTGTCCGGCGCCACTGGCTCGGCGGGTTCGGGTTCGGGCGACTTCTACACGCCCCTGGCGCTGACGCCGCTGGTCGAGGGCGTGACGCCCGAAGGCCGCAGCCTGGCCAACCAGGACTACACGGTCACCTTGCAGCAGTACGGCGACTACGTGACCATCACCGACGTGATCATGGACACGCACACCGACAACATCCTCCAGGAGGCGACCGATCTCCTGGGTGAGAACGCTGCCGAGACCGTGGAGACCCTGCGGTACAACGTGCTCAAGGCAGGCACCAACGTGTTCTACGGAGCGCAGGTGGCTGGCCGTTCCAGCGTCACCAGCAAGATCACGCTCGCCGACCAGCGCCGCGTGACCACGGCTCTGAACCGCCAGAACGCCAAGAAGATCACTTCGGTGGTTGCTTCGACGCCGTCGTTCAACACCAAGTCGGTCGAGGCCGGTTACGTCGCCGTTGTCCACTCGGACATGGAGACGGACATCCGTGACATGGTCGGCTTCAAGCCGGTCGCGGACTACGGCCCGCACACCTCCCCCTGGGAAGGTGAGATCGGCTCGGTCGAGCAGGTCCGCTACGTCGCCACGACCGTCGCCAAGCCGTTCCAGAACGCCGGCGCTGCCGTCGGTGCGACTGGCCTGCGCTCGACCGGCGGCTCGAACATCGACGTTTATCCGGTGATCTACTTCGCGCGCGACGCCTTCGGCATCGTGCCCCTGAAGGGTCACTCGTCCATGACGCCGATGGTGGTCAACCCCAAGCCGGCTCCGGGCGACCCGCTCGCGCAGCGCGGCACCGTGGGCTGGAAGCTCTGGACCGCCACCGTCATCCTTCAGGAGGCCTTCATGGTCCGCCTGGAAGTCGGCGCCACCGCATAAGCCGGGACGGGGGAGGGCAACCTCCCCCTCCTTCGGTAGGAACCACAGGGGATTGAAATCATGGATATCGTTGCAAAGACCCAGGACGGCGGCGTCTCGAACACCGCGATCACCAACCTTGTCGGTGACGGCACGGCGCTGAACGTCAACCTGGGCTTCAACCCGCGTTACGTCTCGATCATCAACGTGACCGACCAGATCACTTACGAGTGGTACATGGGCATGGCCGCGACCCAGACGCTCAAGACCGTCGCGGCCGGCACGCGCACGCTCGACACCACGAGCGCGATTGTCCCGCGCGGCACGATCAGCGGCGGCTCGCCGCGTGGTTTTGGCTGCCCCGCCGCAGTCAACCTCGCCGGCAAGTCGCTGATGGTGATGGCACACGGTTAAGCCGGGGGATGGCAGCGGCTCCGGCCGCTGCCATTTGTTCGAGCAACACAATGGGGAGCGCCATACCAGTGGGCTACAACAGCATCCGCATCTCGCGCGAACGTGGTGGCTTCCAAGTGCGCGCTACCGATCCGGCGATCGAGGCGGAGAACCGCGCTCGTGACACCGATGCGAAGTCCTGTGCTCCGTACCGTGACCCGGACGTCGAGTACAACTTCGACACCAAGGAAGAAACTCTCGCCTTCATCGAAAAGGCGATCGACGTTGCGCTTCCGGCAGAGACATTCACATCCGCGTTCGACAAGTTTGCGAAGGAGGCACAGGGTAAGTCATGAGCGACAGCTACGATATCGACGGCGTCAAGGTCACTCCCACCGGCGGTGGCTGGTATGAGCTGACCCACCCCAAGCTCGAAACTCCCGTCAAGGAGCAGGGCAAGGAAAACGCCGACGCCCGCGCCGCGGAACTCGCCAAGGGCTACGCCGATCTGGACAGCTCGATGGAAGGCCAGAACCCGGTCGACCTCGCCGCTGCCGCCGCGCTGCTGAAGGCTGCCGGCTCCGAGAGCGACGAGATGGCCAAGCTCCGCAAGGAGCTGGAGGAGGAGCGCGCCGCTCGCGAGAAGGCCGAGCAGCAGCTCGCCGACGCGCCGATGCGGACCGTGGTCACCGACGGCGCCCCTGTGGTCCCGGCGACCATCCACGCTCCGTCCGAGTACACCGGCATCCTCGACGACAAGCGCCGTCCC